GGAGCAGGTTATTCGTACAGGCCAGAACTCATCTTCCACGCAGGCTGACCTCACAATCACACGTATTAGTGTTTCTACTTATGCGACCATTCCGAACAAACTACAACAAGCCCGTCCAATCCAAGTCTGGGTTCAAAGACTTTCTGGACAAGTTAACCCAACCGATGCGGTCTTGGTTGGAGCCATCACCGCCACGGACACCACGCTCACGCTTAACACGGTGGTTGGGTTAGCAGGATCTGGCTTCCTACGTTTAAACAATGAAGACATTTACTATGGCTACATATCAGGGAATACCCTTGGTGGTGTATTCCGTGGTCAGAACAATACAACAGCAGCCTCTCAAGCAGATGGCACGGCAGTCTTTGTTCCTCAGCTTCCTGCTGTAACTGTCTGGCCTACGCCTGATAACAGCACGTCCTACCAGTTTGTTTACTGGAGACTGCGCCGGGTTCAGGATGCTGGCGCTGGTGCTGAGACAGCAGACATGAACTTCCGCTTCTTGCCATGTGTAGTGGCAGGTCTGGCGTATCACATTGCCATGAAAGTGCCTGAGTTAATGCCCCGCCTTGAGATGCTTAAGGCTGCATACAACGAGCAGTTTGATCTGGCAGCCGGTGAAGATAGAGAGAAAGCGGCCATTCGCTTTGTGCCCCGTCAGATGTTTATTGGTGGGAGTATGTAATGGGTAACCGATTTGCATCCGGCAAGATAGCGATTGCTGAGTGTGATCGGTGCGGCCAGCAGTATCAGTTAAAGAAGCTTAAGACTGAAGTCATTAAGCAGCGTCAGTATCAGTTGTTGGTGTGCCCAGAATGCTGGGATCCAGATCAACCTCAGTTAATGCTTGGAACATTTCCAGTGGATGATCCGCAAGCTCTACGCAATCCGCGTAGGGATACAACGTATGTAACCTCTGGTGTAAACGTTAGCGGTAACCTGTCTGGTGGTTCAAGAGACATTCAGTGGGGCTGGCAGCCAGTTGGTGGAGCCAGTTTAAATGATGCAGGATTGACACCAAACTACTTGGTGGCAACGACATTTGTTGGTACAGTAACAATATCTTAAGGAGTTTAAACATGGCTTACACACGATCAGCAGACGGCATTGCTAAAAAGGGCAAAACCGAAGGCAGGAACTTGGGCAATAGCGGCCCAAACCAAAAGGAAATTATGGGCGGCAAGGGTAAAGGTAAAGGTAAAACCAATGCCGACATGCTGTCTATGGGTCGTAACTTGGCAAAGATTGCCGCACAGAAACGAGGCTAATCATGGCTACATTCAGCAAAAAGATGATGGGCAAAGAAGTTGGCGATGCCAAGGTCTATGCCAAGCCACACACAATGACTGGTAAAGTTGTTAAAGCTTCTGACAACCCCGGCAGTGGTGATGACCACAGCGATGCCGGAACAGTCAATATGGCTGTAGGTAACGTGTATCGTCGTCCTGCACCGGCAGCTAAAACAACTGGTATCAAGATGCGCGGCGCAGGTGCGGCGACCAAAGGCTTTATGTCCCGTGGCCCAATGGCTTAAGGTTTAAACGATGGCACTGACATACGCCCAACTTGTGGCTGCGGTAGTAGACTACACGCAGAACACGTTTGACACGACCGCGATCAATACAATGATCAAGCAGGCGGAGCAGCGCATCTATAACACGGTGCAGATTGCCAACTTGCGTAAGAACGTCACGGGTGTATTGTCTACCGGCAATAAGTACTTGGCTTGTCCAGAAGACTTCCTGTCGGTATACAGCCTTGCCGTGTATCCGTACAACTCCACAACAGCCACTGGCACGGCTGGTGCTAAAAGTATTGTGGTAACCAGTGCAACTGGCATAGCGGTCGGCCAGCAGGTCACAGGCACAAACATCGGCACTAACGCCATCGTTCGCAGCATCAGCGGAACAACAATCACTTTGACTGTAGCCAACAGCGGGGCTGTGTCCACTACGGTCATCTTCCAAGGCGACTATTTGTACCTCCTGAACAAGGACGTGAACTTCGTGCGCGAGGCATATCCTTTGAGTGCACAGCAGTCTGAGCCTAAGCACTACGCTATCTTTGGCCCGCAGTCAGCTAACGTCAATGAACTGTCGTTCATCCTTGGCCCTACGCCTAATGCCAACTACTACGCAGAACTGCATTATTACTACTACCCAGAATCCATCGTTACCGCCCTGACCACATGGCTAGGTGATAACTTTGACTCTGCGTTGCTGTATGGCACTCTGGCAGAGGCAGGAACATACATGAAGAGCGCACCGGAAGACGGCATGTACAAGGTGTACCAAGAACGGTACGTTCAGGCTATTGCGCTTCTCAAGAACTTGGGTGACGGCAAGCAACGTGCTGACGCTTATCGTGATGGTCAGATTAGGGTTCCTGTAGCATGAGCATCCTCCAAACCCAGACGACTAGCTTTAAGACAGAGCTTTATACAGCCGTCCACAACCTATCCACGGATACGCTGAAGATCGCCCTGTACACGGCCAGTGCTGATTTAAACGAGTCAACTACCGTTTACACGACGGTAGGCGAGGTTACAGGAACTGGATACGTTGCAGGCGGTGTGGCCTTGACCGGCGTAACCATTAGCTCCTCTGGGTATACAGCTTATGTAGACTTTGCCGATGTGGTGTTTAACGCATCGGTTACGGCACGTTGTGCTTTGATCTACAACGTTACTCAGGGCAATAAATCCATTGCTGTGTTGGACTTTGGGTCTGACAAAACATCTACCAATTTCACCATCACAATGCCTGCTAACACAGCCACGGCAGCATTGATCCGTTCTTCTAATTAAGGAGCCTCACATGAGCTTGGACAAAATCACCGCTACCGACCAAGTAGCCGCAATCACAAAATACAACACCATGCCCTCTGATGAGATGGCTATCCACGGTACATATCATGCCATTTGCTACAGCATTGATGGTTTTATCAAGTGGGACGAACCTATCCAGAACTTGGTAACGACTGTTGGTAAGAATTTGACCTTGGACACCATTCTTGGCAACTCAGCCGCTGGCGCAGTTGTGATGGGTTTAAAGGGCACAGGTACAGCCGTGGCTGCTGATACACAAGCTTCACACGCAAGCTGGTTGGAAGTGGGTGGAACTAACGCTCCTGCATATTCTGGCAACCGTCCTACACCTTCTTTTGCTTCAGCAGCCGCTGCAAGCAAGGCTACATCTTCTGCCGTGTCATTCTCTATGACTAGCACAGGTACTGTGGCAGGTTGCTTTATCAACATTGGCGGTAGCGCAACTAAAGATTCAACCACTGGCACATTGTTTTCTGCGGGTGATTTCTCTAGTTCTAAGGCTGTTGTTAACGGTGACACGATTGCGGTAACGTACACATTAACATTGACTTGATATGGCGTTAGCTTGGGGTGATGGCGCATGGGGTGATAACGCGTGGGGCGGGGGAGAGACTTTCCCTGTCAGCGTTACTGAAACCGCCTTACTTGCCGACACTCCAACTGCGGGGTTTTTAATTGATGTAAGTATTACGGAGTCTTTGACTAACGGAACATCGTGGGGTCAAGATGCATGGGGTTCTGGGTCTTGGAGTGGCACATCGGGTATTCAGGATGTTCAGACTGTAGCTTTGACAATGAATGTGGCTGTAGATGAGTCTGCTGCGATTGCTGAAGACCAGTCTGTTGTTGCTAACTTTGCAGGGTCTGTAACGGAAACTGCGGCTATTGCTGAGACAAACGAGGCAATTACAAGCTACAACGTCAGTGTGGCAGATAGCCAGACGATTACGGATGATGAGGCCGCTCAGACCAGCTACAACGAGAGCGTTGCGGATTCGTTAGGAATTGTGAGTGTAGAAGAGGCGGTTGCTACATTCTTAGGTGATATATCGGAGTCGATTGCAATAGCAGAAGCACAGGTGGCTGTGCTGATTATGACCATCGTAGAGTCAATGGCTATTGAAGAAGGAACGACTGTAGGTACGTATTACCAAGAGTTTTTAACTGAGTCTGCGGCTATTACTGAAGAAAATGGCGGGGCTGCAAACTACAATTTAAGTGCGTCAGATACGATGGCAATAACAGAAACAAACGGTGGACGATTCTTGTGGGAAATTATTGATGACACGCAAGGCGTAAACTGGCAAAATATCAGCAATCCGCAAACACCGGGCTGGGGTGCTGTTGATACAACGGAATCGCCCGGTTGGACACAAATTTCTACATAGTAGGAGCATTAAATGGCAAATACGGCACTAATCGGCCTCACGCTACCAGCCACGGGCACACTGTCCGGGCAGTGGGGCGACACAGTTAACAACGCCATCTCGCAGATTGTGGACGTTGCCGTTGCTGGTACGCAGACAATCTCCACTGATGCCGACATCACCTTAACCCTAACTACAGGCACATACGCCTCTACGGGTCTGACGGCTAATAGCTCACAGTACGCAGTGATCCTGTGGACTGCGGGCGGTACGGCTACACGAACCATCACGGTTCCGGCTCAGTCTAAGACTTACGTTGTTATCAACAAAACGTCTAGCACCCAGTCAATAATTGTTCAAGGTACAACCGGAACGGGCGTTACTGTAGCAGCAGGCACACGAGCAATCATTGCTTGGGACGGTACTAACTTTGTTAATGTAGGCGGTGGCCTACCAGCAGGCTCTAACACGCAGGTTCAGTTCAATAGCTCTGGTGCATTTGGCGCTTCAGCTAACCTAACCTTTGACGGCACAACGTTAACAGCTAACGATCTAATTGACTCTTCACTGACAGCCAGCAAGCCTGTATTTACGAACGGCAGTAAAAACTTGGTGTCTACTGGAACTTTGGGTGTTGACCAAGGCGGCACAGGTTTAACCACTTTGACTGCTAACAATGTCATTCTGGGTAACGGAACATCTACACCAACTTTTGTTGCACCTAGTACAAACGGTAATGTTTTGGTGTCTAACGGCACAACATGGACATCAGCCGCACCCGCAGCTTCTGGCGTATCGCAAGCCAAAGCTACAATGATTTCATTTATTTTTGGATTCTAAGGAGCTAACATGGCAAATCCTAATCTCTTAGCCGCGACCACAGCTTCGGGCACAACAACATACCTCACACCCAGCGCAACAACCGCAGTGGTTTTGGTTCCTAATGCCGCTTCTAGCGGTCAGGTATTTAAGATCAACCAGATCGTTGCAGCTAACGTGAACGGCACTTCAGCAGTTGATGTAACAGTGGCTATCTACACTAACGGCGCGGTAGCTCAAGGTTCTGCTCCATCTAGTGGCACGGCTTACCCGATTGCTTCTACAGTGTCTGTCCCTGCTGATGCTTCTCTGATTGTTGTTGATAAAACCTCTGCCATTTATCTGATGGAAGGCTCATCAATTACGGTGACATCAGGTACGGCAAGCGGTATTACTTACACAATCAGCTACGAAGTTATCAGTTAAACGGAGGCAATCATGTCTCTTAAATGGACTGGTGGAGTTCTTTCGCCGACCTATAACGGCCTTAACTACCCTGTCACAACGGTGGAATACCTTGTCGTGGCTGGCGGTGGTGGCGGCGGCACTGGCTGTGGAGGTGGAGGTGGTGCAGGCGGTTTGTTAACCGCTACAGGCTATTCCATTACTACTGGCTCAAGCATTACAGTGACTGTGGGCGCAGGTGGCGCAAAAGCCGCTGGAACATACCCTGTAAATACAGGAGCCGTTGGTTCACCGGGCGCAAGTTCTGCGTTTGGGGTAATTGTTTCTACTGGCGGTGGAGGCGGTGGATTATCTAGCGGAGCCGCTGGACAAAATGGTGGTTCAGGCGGTGGCGGTGCGGGTGCGGCAGTTGCTGGTGGTACAGGTATTGTGGGCCAAGGCAATAACGGCGGCGCAGGGCTTTCTGGTGGCGGTGATGGCGGTGGCGGCGGTGGCGCAGGCAGTGCAGGCGGGGCTTCTGGTGGAGGCCCTTATTCTGCTTTTGGTGGCGTTGGAATTTCATCATCTATATCTGGCGCACAAATCCAATATGCTGGTGGTGGTGGTGGCGGTGTTTCATCAAATAACGTAATTAACTCTGGCCCTTTAGGTGGTGGCGCAGGCGCAGGAAATGGTGGTTACTACACTGCACCAACTGCAACCAGTGGCGCACCTTTTGTTGCAGGCAGTGACGCTTTAAACAACACTGGTTCTGGCGGCGGTGGTGGCGGTAGACAATCAGCAGTCACTAATGGCCCAGCAGGAAATGGTGGCTCAGGTATAGTCATCATCCGTTATCCTTCATACTTACTGCCAGCGGCATCAACAACTGGATCACCAGAAACATACATTGCTGGTCAGTATCGGGTGTATTTATTTGCGGCATCTGGAACAATTACATTCTGAGGTTATATGGCAACAGGTCTATTCAATCTAAAGCAAGTTAACCAAGCCATCAGCCAAGGCGCGTGGTCGGGTTACATCGCCCCTAGATGGGTTGAGTATCTTGTTGTTGCTGGCGGCGGCGGTGCAGCGGCAGGTGGCGGTGGCGGTGGCGGCTTGTTAACAGGGATCGTAACTGTTGCGGCGGGCACTTCTTACACTGTTACCGTTGGTGCTGGTGGTGCAAGTCAAACGGGTAATGGAGTTAATGGCGCAAGTTCAGTTTTTGGAAACATATCTGCATCAGGTGGTGGCGGTGGAGGATGGCGCTCTACTGCTTTATCGGGCGGTTCTGGTGGAGGTAGTGCGGCAGATAACTCTACTGTAGGTGGTCAAGGTATATCTGGACAAGGTTTTGCTGGAGGAAATAATCCAGTTGGTTATTCTAGAGGTGCAGGCGGCGGTGGCGCAGGAACAAAAGGATTTGATAGTATTTCTAGTTCTGTTGATACGCCCGGAGGTGCTGGAATAGGTTCTGCAATTTCTGGCACAGTTGTTGTTTATTCTGCTGGCGGTGCGGGTACTACAACTGCGGTTAGTGGTTCTGCCAATACTGGTAACGGGGCGGTTGGTTCATATGGTTCACCTTCTGGCGCAGGCGGTTCAGGCATCGTAGTAGTCAGATACCCCGGCAACGTGCAGTTCTACACTGGCGGTACAGTGAACTACAACAACGGCTACATCATCCACATCTTCACATCAAACGGCACATTGGCTCCAACAACGCCAGCGCCTTACAACACTTCGTATCAGATTTCACGTTCATTGCGTTTTAACAGTGCTGACTCTGCTTATCTTGACCGCGCCCAAACACCAGGTGATACACAGAAAGCAACTTGGTCAGGGTGGGTAAAGCGCAGT